TGGAAAGGAATTGAATTTAATGGAAAGGAAGTGAAAAGGAGTTTAATCTTAATGGAAGGGAGTGGAAAATAAATGAATTTAGATGAAAAGAATTAAACAGTATATTAAGGGTATCTTATACTCTTAAAGATAAAGAACAAGATAAAGGTATGGATAAAGATATGAAGAAAGCTCAGTTAATAAAATTTCCTAAAGTTTCGTAGGATATATAAAATATTTTGCTTTATTTGTGCAAACGAAAAACAATGGCAACTTATCATCCACCTAAAATAATAACTACACAAGCTTCTCCTGCTATAACTGCAGATTTGACTTATGAAGCTCATGGTAAGTGTGGTTGTCAAACTATAATACTTAGTGGAGAAGGAACTAGGGCTTGGGAAGCAGCATCTCCTGATAGACAGCCTGAATTAGATGGCTGTACTGATTATTCTAATGTTTATAAAATTGTAGCACTAGCAAATACTAAATTTAGAGGACTTAGTGCTAATAATATATCTCAAGAACAAATGGAACAATCTTTGATATTTGGTAATGTAGGATTTATATTAAAGCCTGATGCTGAGATATTGGCTGATTTTACTTATGTGGAAATATTGTCAGGAACGCTAATATTATACAGGGATTGTAATCAATCGTAAAAAAAAAATTATAAAAAAAATTAAAAAATAGAAAATATGCCTTGCGAATTATGCGAAGAAGGATTATACAAATGGGGAGAAACAGGAGAGTGTATGTACGAAACTCTTGAGGACTGCCAATTAGCAAATCAAGAAGAATATCTTGATGAAACTATAAAAAAACCAAGATACGAAGAAGAAATTGATTGGACTTACAACTTTACTGAAGAACAAATGAAAGAACTTCATGATGATGGTAAACTTATTGTTAAAGTTGAGAAAGAAGAACAAGAATCAATGACTCTGCTTTTCACTTATGATAGAGAGGAAAAAGAAGAAGAAAAAGAGGAGGAGTTAGAGGAAGATAAGAGAGAAGATGATAAGAGAATTGATGAGGAGGAGAAAGAGGAAAGAGAATATGCTAAATTAACTGCTTCTATGTTGGATGATGAACTTGATGAATATATAGATAAAATTGTAGATTCAATAGCTACTTTAGATGCTTTTGATAAAGACTTACATAAATAAAATATGAGTGAAGATGAAAGATATAAACTTAAAGAGAGTAATCTAAATAAACTCAATCCTTATAAAGAAACTACAGACAAGTTCTTTCCAAATGGAGGTAAAATAAATACAGAAGGAAGAAAAAAAGGAGAGAAAAATAATGTTGTGGTTAATAAAATTAGCAGAAATGCTTTAACTTGGGCATTAGAAGGACATTCTACTAAAATAAGAATGGCATTAGATAAATTATTTGACCAAAACCCTGAAGCTTACATCAACGCAGTTTCAAAACTACTTAACTATACTGTTCCAAAATTATCATCTTCTGAAATTACCGATAATACAACTAAAAAAGTTAAGATTGAACTTAATGATGATGTCAGCATTGATGAATTAAGAGCAAAACTTGATGAAATTAACAACAACTGATAATCAGTTAAAATTTGCATTAGAAAAGAAGTTATGCGAACTATCATTCTATGAGTTCTTCCAACAAGCGTGGCATATTGTTGAGCCTTCTATTGAATTGTCTACTAATTGGCATCATAAATATTTATGTGATGTTTTACAAGAGGAAGCAGAGAGAATAATAGCTAATAAACCTAAAACGAAAGATATTGTAATTAATATTCCATTTCGTTCTACAAAATCACTTCTAGTTACTGTTATGTTTCCTGTATGGGCTTGGATTAAGAATCCTAAGTTCAGATTCATAACAGCATCTTATTCTGCAGAGCTTTCAATAGAACATTCAACAAGAAGTAGAGATATTATAAACTCAGAGTGGTTTAAAGCAAGATGGGGAGATTTATTCTTCATTAAGAAAGACCAGAATCTAAAATCAAGATACGAGAACAATTTTCTAGGAGTTAGGAGGGCAACATCAGTAGGAGGTACTGTTACAGGGCAAGGAGGGGACTTTCTGCTTGTAGATGACCCTGTTTCCCCACAACACGCTGCATCAGAGATAGAGAGAGAGAACGCAAACGAATGGTATAGGACAACATTCTACTCTAGGCTTAATAATCCCCTAACAGGAGTAAGAATAATCATTATGCAGAGAATACATGATGATGATTTAAGTGGATTCTTACTTTATGGTAGTCAAAGTAGACTAAAATATAAGCATATTTGCATACCTGCAGAGCTTTCAGAGGATGTTAAGCCTAAAATGTTAGAATCTAACTATGATGAAGATGGATTGTTTTGGTCAGATAGGTTCAGTAAGGCTATTTTAGATGATTATAAGCAAGCTTTAGGAAGTTATGGATATGCAGGACAACTTATGCAAACTCCTACACCTCTAAACTCAGGAATGATAAAATCTGAGTGGTTAAACATAGATAATCATAAAGTAGGAGATATTGGAGAGCAAACGACAGTTGATTTCGTTATTGACCCTGCATATACTGCAAATGAGAAGAATGACCCCTCTGCACTACTAGCATATACATATAAAAATAATAAATGGCAGATAATTGATTGTATTAATGTATATAAAGAATTTCCTGACCTAATTAAATTCATTCAACAATGGGTTTCTAAAAATGGATATACAAGTAGGAGTAGAATATATGTTGAACCTAAAGCATCAGGTAAATCTATCGTTCAAACTCTTAAAAAAGAAACAGGACTTAATGTTAAAGAAGATAAACCACCATCTAAGGATAAGGTGGCAAGAGTACAGGATATTTCTGCCTCTTTAGAGTCAGGTAGAGTAAGTTTACTCAAAGGGAAATGGAACGAGGAGTTTTTACAGCAGTTAGTGAGGTTTCCTTCTGCAAAACATGATGATATGGTAGATTGTCTAGTGATGGCTGTGAATAATAATATGTGGAGTGGCTCAAAAGTAGTTTATTTTTCTTGATTTACTAATTTTACTAGGTTGTTAAGAAAAAAAGTCATATAATTGCGAAGAAATAGGAATAAATTATGGATGTAAGTAGTTTGAATGGTAAACACGAAGAAATGATTCACAAATATGTGAAATTTGTTCAGGGTACTGCATATACAGCTACTGAAGGGTATGAGAGTAGTAAATTCCTAGGATTCAATGAGATAATAGCAAATATAATAACATATACCAATTCATTTAACAATATGTTGGTTTCATCTAACAGAAGAACTGAATGGGCTTATATGACTCCTAATTTAATGCTTTATGCGACAATAGGTTTCTTGGAGGGAGTTAAAAATGATGAAAACAGCGATTTAATTGATGAGTTATCAGAAGATTTGTTTGAAACAACTGTAGATTTTGTTGGAGAAACAACAGATATTTTAGATGATATTGAGAAAAAAGAAGAAATACAGAGAAAAATACTAACTAACCAAAAAACACAGAATGAGTATAACAATTAGCCTGAAAAGCCAAAATTTAGAGAGAGATGTAGTAATTCCTGTAGAATGGAAGGATATAAATGTTCAGTATTGGGGAGAATTATCTACAATAATTAAGAAACACTATAAAGATGCTTCTGATGGAGTAGTAAAGAAAGAGAATGAGGCTCACGAACTACTTAAACTTGGATTTATTTCGGATTTAACCGATAATACAGAGCTTAATCCTTCTCAAACATTAAAAATGAACGCTGATATATTCTCGTATATGACAGGATTAACAAAAGATGAAGTAAATCTTGTTGATGTAGATGTAATAACAAGGGTAATAGATTGTATAAATAAATTAACAAAAGAATATAAACCGAAAGAGCTAAAGTCATTTGATTTTGATGGAGAAACTTATCATTTCCCATCTGAGTTTTTGAGAAAAGAAACTTATGGGGATTTTATTGAATCTACTCAATTAGATATGTATATTTCTGATATGGATAACGGAAGGTATGATGTACTTCCTGAGCAAATGGCAATACTATGCAGGAGAGAAGGAGAGGAGTATGATGAAGAATTAATCCCTGAAAAGGCAGATAAATTCAGAAAACTTACAATGGATGTCATTTGGGAGTTCAGTTTTTTTTTGACTCATCAAAGCAAAAAATTAACGACACTTTTCCATACATATTCGGAGAAAAAACAACAAATACAGGAACTGTGAATACAAAAGGACTATATCAAACCTACATTGCCCCGTTTGGTTGGTTAAATAGCCTTTATATGTTAGCTGAGAAAGGTGTGTTTAATGTAGATGGGAAAAATGGGATAGATAGCGTTAAAGAAACTAATCTGTATAATGTCTTGACATATCTTAGTTGGATAACAGCAAAAAATACATACGAATCTAAGGTTCAAGAGAAAATTCACAATCCAAACAAAATAATGTAACATGGCAATAGTAAGATTAACAGATATAGTAGCAACAATGAAGAATAAATGGACTTATGGAGATAAGTTCTTTGGATATACAGAGGAATTTAATGATAATCATAATACTCAGTACCCTTCTTTACTCATAACACCACCTAATTCAGTTTACCCTGAAGTAACTCCTAGAAATGGTTGGGAGGAATACTCATTTGAGGTTTATTTTTCAGATTTATATAACAGAACAGACCAAGCTAACGAAAGTATAGAGCAAAGATGGGACAACTTACAAGATTTAGCTAATGAGTGGTTAGATATGTTTCTAAAGCATTATATGGGGACTCAAGCGAATAAAACTACTATATCATACTTAATGGATGGTAGTTTAACAATAGAAAGAAAGAAAGAGGTTGCTAATGACCAACTTCTTCAATTAAAGATGAATTTTGGATTTAGAATATTCAGCAAGTGCTTTGCACCTGTATCTAACTACCCAAATCAAATAAGTGGATTGACTTCTTGGCTAAGAGCTGATAGTAATGTAACATTTAGCATACCAACTAAAAAAGTAAGTATTGTTGGAGATGGTTCAGGTAATGGAAATGGAGTTGTACAAGCAGTTGCAAGTGGACAGCCATTAAGATATACTTATGGTGGTGGAGCTTTAGATAAAACAATGGTTACATTTAAAAATGATATTTTAGATTCTCAAAATAATTTTACAACAAGTTTATCTAATGAACGGTTCTCAATATTTGAAGTTAGTAAAATAAATGCAGTAAGTGATGCTGTTTTTGGCTATTTTAATCTGCTTGGTTCTGAATTAGTTACTAACGGAGATTTTGCTAATTGGACAAGTGATAATCCTGATAATTGGAATGTTGTTAATGAGAATGCTAATAACTTTGTAACTCAATTTGGTACTTATGCGAAAATAGTTTCTAATAATACATCATCTATAAACATTAATCAATCTATATTTACTGTTGGAAAAACATACATAATAGAATTAGATGCAGTTGTAAATAATGGCAATGTTGTAGGTTTAAAATTAAACGATGCAACAGCAGATTCCAACATAGGAATTGTTAATTCTACAGGGCATTTTACTTTTTCCTTTACAGCAGCAGGAACTAGTTTTAATATAAATAGAAAAGGTGGAGGTGTTACAGATATATTAATAGATAATGTATCAGTAAAAGAAGTTGAAGAATCATCTATAGAGATGGGAACTAATGCTGCAGGGAACTATGAGGTTTCAGTAAGTGATGGAACAACAACATTATTAGAGAAAACAGCAACAGTAGATACAGGTAAATATCATATTGCATCTTTAAGAAAATCAGGTCAAACAATTCATTTTAATTACTATGATTCAGCAAATACTGTTTATGCACCTGAGTATGATGCAGCGTTTGATGGTACAAAATCCTTTGAGCAAGATAAATTTACAGTTGGATGTGTAAAGGAAAGTAATGGTCTTATTCCACCTTCAGAAACTAACGCTAGATACTTAGATGGAGATTTTCAAGAGCTTATTATTTATGATAAAAAATTAACAGATGCAGAAACAGAAAAAGTAGTAGATTATTTAAACAAAAAATATAGAATATATTAAGATATGGCACAAATAAGAAGTGGAACAACTGCAGTATGGGGACAAATACCAAAATGGGGTAGCACTGAAGCTATGTGGCAACAGCAAAGTAAATTTGCAGGTAATTCAGTAGTTTCTGCAAATCTACCTATGGTGTATCAAGTTATATGGTCAGGTACAGATGTAAATGAATCATATATTCCTACAGTTTCAGGGGATATTGTAAATGTTATATTCAATGTGCTTGGAACTACTCAGTTCCCCACACCTGCTCTTACTGCAGATTGGGATTTAATAGGTAGCATTAAAAAATCTAGGGATATACCAAACACAAATATAGTAAATAATAACGAACCTGCGAGTCATAGTTTTACAGTTGATGTTTCAAGAATGGTAGCTGACCAACTATCTTACTCATTAGTTCCCATAGGCAAGGGTTCTTGGATGAATACAGAATTTGGAGGTATGAATGGTGGTGCGCAAAAACAAGATAATATTACAGAATCTATTAGTCCATATAATGTAACTAGAAATGGAGCTTATAGGTCTATAAGAGTTAAGTGTACGATTGAAATGCTGAACGCTAATGGAGAGATAGAATTATCTACAAGTGTAGTTACTTCTGCTCCCTATGTAAGGGCTATAAATTCTGCACCTAACTTTAGTTCAAATACATATCTTAATCAAATGAGGTCTTTATTGCAATGGACGCCTGATTCAGATTCTCCTGCTAGGGCAATGACTAATAGCCCTAATGTTACACTAACCACAACCGACACACCTTCATACAAAAAACCTGTATCTCTCTCTGATGAGGCAGAGTTTTTATACTTTTACGCTAGTAATACATTTAATGGAAGCGACCAATCCTCTCCTGATTACTATAATCTTTATGAAGTTTTTGTCAAGACTTATAATGCTGCAGGAAGTCAAGTATTGAGTTTTGTTTTAGGTTCTGAATATTATAACTCCTCTAAAGGAGTTGTTGAGATTTCATCAGATATATCTCATAGTTTTAATCATCAAACAGCAAGTGGAACTACATTTGCTCATGCTCAAAATCAGATATGTGTTCAAAACATATCCCCTGCATTTATAGCTGACCACGCATACACTCCTCAAAATGCAAATTACCCTTACACCTCTAAAATAGCAACTCCTATAGGTACTAGTGTTACCCATTACAGGGTTTATGTTAGAGGTAATTATTATAGTGATGCAGGAGCTGTTTGGACGCAAAAAAGAGCTAGTTCGGTTTATTGGTACAGTATAAATAGAGAAGAAGAAAATCCTGTATATGAAAATGTTAGATTTCATTGGTTAAATACAGCAGGAGGTATAGACTCGTACACAGCAAGAAGAAATGTACTAGAATCTATAAGTTCAAGCAAGTCTGTTATGGAAACAAAACTACCTAGCAGATATTATATGCAAAGTAAGGAAAATGCCGCAGGAACAGAATACACTCCTCAAGATTATCATAATGATGGAATGAGAGGTTGGAATACTTATCAAGGTGGTACAGAGGTTCTAAGTGTTGATGCGAAAATAAACAATAGCGTATATACAGAGCCATTAAGTGCATTAGAATCTAAGTGGCTAAGAGAAATATTCCAATCTCCAAATGTTTGGATAGAGGATAAGGCTGAAGATTCAGGGGGAGTTAATTATAAAGCAGATGCTCCTTACCACATGCATAAGCTAAATCCACTACTAAGACCTTCACAAACCATATACAAACCTGTGATTATAACTAACTCAGAAGTTGTATCTTTAGACCAAGAAAAAGGATTAGTAATGTATAATATAGAATACACTCATTCTCAAGGAATACTTACTCAAAGAAATTAAAATATGATTAAACTTCAGATACTAGATTATAAATATAGTGATACTGCTAGTAATCAATTTAACCTTAATAATGTTTCTGCACCTCAACAGGTAGATGTAGATTCAGGAACTCCTGATACTGCAGGAGATTGGTCAAATGAAGAAGAAACTAGTGTTAAGTATCTAGGCAGTTCTTCTGCTGTCCAGTACTATGAAGATATAGCTACAGGATTAACAGCTAATTACACTTATAGATTTACATTAACTATATCAGGTTACGCAGGAACAGGTAATTGTGGATTTTCATCTCAAGGAAATGTAGGAGTTTCAGCAGGTAGAACATTATCAGGAGATGGAACTATTACAGGAACTTTTGTTGCTAATGGTAGTAATTTAAGGATTTTTGCAAGAGATACTCAAACTAATGTAGTTTTCTCTCTTGTATCGTTAAAGGAAGTGTATCAATGGGATATAGAAGATAGTAGAGAAGCATCTATAGCAGTAGGTGTAGGTTCTGCTAGGTATTTAACACCTGTAACAGGTTTATTAACAGCAGGGACTATATATGATGCATCTATTACTGTAGATGGGTATAGTGGTTCAGGAGATATAGGATTCTCATCTGCAGGTACAGGTGGTTCTTCTATGGGTTTTGGAAATAATCTTAAGGCGACTGCTGATGGAACTACAACTTACTCATTTACTGCTTCTGCTACTGAAGGGTTGAGGATTCTAGCTCAATCAGGAGTAGGATGTACTTCTTTTAAAGCTACTGTTTATCAGAGAGGTCAAATTGATTTCAGAAGAAGTTTAGTAGGAGAATTAGATGTTGGAGATTCTGAGGATTTTCCGTTAGCAATGAATTTTTCTATATCTGAAGCTAGGAATTTGAATTCAAGAACAGGAACATACAGTAAGACATTTAAAATACCTGCTACAAAGAACAATAATATAATTTTAAAATCATCATATTATGAAGGCTCTTATATAGAATCAAATACAATATCTAATCAGAAAAAATGCAGAATAGAGGTAGATGGTGGGTTATTTATTGAAGGATTCATTCAGGTAACTGCAATAGGTAAGGGTAGTGAGCCAAAGTATTATTCATGTGTATTTTATGGAAATAATGTGGATTGGGCTGCATCATTAGACAATAAACTATTAATGGATTTAAGTGTGAATAATGTTGAAGATGGAAGTGGTTGGGATAATCTTAATTTTAAAGGAAACGGAACAGGACTTAAGGCTAATAGAAATGCAATAATGGCGTCTTGGAAGGCAGATAGCGCTACAAGAATGACTAGTACAGCAGGATTTGAAACTGCAAATACTAATCCTATAACTTACCCTCAAGTAGGTTATGGAGCTACAAATGTAGGAGGTCTATCAGGTTCTCTACAACTTCTTATGACTGCTTCTGAGAAGTATTTTGGTAATGCAGCAAAGGTTGGTTATTCAGGTTGGTTTGATGATGGAACTGCAATGCCCACTCCTGAAACCATACAAATGAATTGGCGACCTGCTATATTTATTTATGATATTATGAAGCAAATATTTTTGCAAGAAGGATATACTCTTATTTCTCAATTTATGGAAGAATCTAGTACATTAGGAGTTGCAGCAAATTTTAAAAAACTAGTAATGCTTCTTCCTAATTTTCTCCATAACAATGTAACTAAAAGAGTTGCGGATAATAGTGTTTATATTTCATTTAATGGAAATGGTTATATAACAGAAGCAGGCTTTACTTCAGGCGCCCTTACTAGGACGCAATTGACTTGGAGTGGAAATACTATTCAATGGGGCGCAGGAGGAAATATGGATATTATTGATGATGGCTCTATGTATAGTACAGGTAGTGGATTTTTTACTATTAAAGAATATGGTTATTATGATATAAGTACATCTAATATTGGTGGTTGGTTAGATTCAGTATGTGAGGGAACAAGTTCTGACACTAATTTAACGAATGTTTGGTATGTTCAAATTAGAATAGAAGTGCAAACAGTAGGGCAGTCTAGTTGGAATATAATTGATAGAATGGATGGATTTCCTCAAACACTTTATCCTTATTCTGAAACTTGTGCTGATACAGGTGGACTACCTCCTTCTGCTGACAAATCTTTTAATTTTGAGGGGATTACAATAGAAAATCAATGGCTTAATAAAGGAGATAAAGTTAGATTTACATGCACTAAAAAAGCATCATGGTCTGATACTAGTATATCAACAGGCACTAGAACTATAGGTTATGATTTATCTGTTTGGGGTGGCGAAAACCCAACAGGATATACATCAGGTAGTAGTTCATCTTCTAATGGTCATATAAGTATAGTTCACAAGGGAGAGAGGGTTGAGTTTGGGCAAACATTTGATTTGAAAAATGTTATAGATAACTCAAGCACTCAAATGGGGTTTTTAAAGGGAGTTATACACGCTTTTAATCTTCAGATGACAACAGATACAACACAAAGGAGTGTTACTATGGAGCCATTTGATGATTTCTATAAGAATAAAAATGAAGCTTTAGATTGGAGTAATAAGGTAGATTTATCTAGGATTCAAGAAGATAAATGGGTTCAGACTGAATTAAGTAGAGAGATTATTTTTAAATATAAATCGGATTCTAATGATAAGGTTGTAGAGCATAGAGGTAATTCATATTGGGATGGAATACATGATGAATACCCTTACAGAGAATTTCTTAGCACCGAGTTTAAGTCAGGTGCCACCACATTTGAAAACCCATTCTTTGCAGGAAGTTACAGTTCTACTGATGGAGAGAGTTATTATGGTAGTGGTTTTGGAGATATGGCAGCATTAACACCATATAGAGCAAATCTTTGGGGTCTTTGTGATACAGGAGCTGTTCCAACTCCTTCAAGCTCCTGCAGGCCTCCTTATGCTTATAATTTTATGCCTAGACTTCTTAATTATGTCAAAATGAGTGAATACGTTACTCCTGTTAATCCTACTAGATTTCAAACAAGGACTCAGTATTGGGCGCTTGCTGATGATTTTTACTTAATTCCCGGATTTACAGGTACTTATCAATATAAATTTCTTTGTTTAGCTTCTAGTTATGATATGTTTACTGATTCTGTTAATCCTAGACAACCATTAACATATAATAGTCTTAATCAAGGTACTTTTGTGAGGTCTAATAATACAGTTACATCTCCTACTCCTTTCAGAGGTTTATATCAAACTTACTATCAAAAAATGATAGAGCAGGTTAAATTAAATCCAAGAATAAAAACAGTATATGTTAATCTAAAATTATCTGATATAAATAATTTAGATTTAAGAAAATTAGTTTATATTGATGGATATTATTACAGAATAAACAGAATCATAGACTATAGACCAAATAATAATGAAGTTACTAAAGTGGAATTAGTTCTTTGGGAAGATGTAGGTACTCTACCTATTGACATATCATTTAATAATAATTAAAAATGGAACAAATAAATAGTAGAGGACAAGCATTAGAAGATGGTTTAGATGTATTCATATCTGCACCATTCTTATCAGGAGAATATTCATCTTATAGTTCTTCATTCATACCTTCAACAATATCAGCTACAAATATAGAAACCTCAACTGTTTCTTATGCTACAGAAGCTGTGGGTTTGGCTAATCTACCTACTTATAGTGGTTCAGGTTGGTTTAGATTTTCTTCAAATGGAACTTCACAAACTTCTGTTACCCCTCCAATCTCAGTTGATAATAGCATAAAGATTAGTTCAGCAGTAACTAGGGCAGGAGTTTCTAGCGTTTCAGGTGTATTTCAAGAGTTAAAACAATTATATAGAGGCTCTGAATATTCTGCCACTATAAAACTACACCAAAACACAAATACAGGAACTGTTAAGGTTTCAACGGTTTACAAGTCCTCAATTCTTCCTTATCCTTTACTTGAGTCAGAAATAAAATCTTATGAAATACCTTCAAATGAATTAACTTTTAATTTCAAGGCTTACAGTACTGCAGATATTATTTGTATTACTTTTGAATCTACTGTTGATGGTAGTTTAGTTGATATATCTTCAATTAGTGTTCAAGAAAAAAAAGAATATAAAATGCCTGTAGTTACTGATATAATTTTAGTTGGCACTTCAAAGGTATTAAGGAGGAGGGGTAATCCTAGCCTACCATTAGATGAAGGAGAACCTCCTTATGCTGAATAATGTCAGCATATAAAGTAATAGACCAAGCGTTAAAAACTGCAGGAGAATTTTACATTGAGTTACTTCAAACAGAACTTGTGTTTCAGGAGCATCTTGCCTCTAGGAAACTATATTCATCTTTTAAAACTATTATTTCTGAAAGGGGAGGTAATTTATATATGGATGTTGTAAATGATACTGAATATATGTGGTTGGTTAATGATGGAAAGAGTAGAGTACCTAATGTTACCTTTGAGGATATTAAGGCTTGGACTCAATTAAAAGGACTAGACTTCTCTAAGAAAAGAATTTGGAGTGTAACAGAGGAATTAAGACAAAATTACTACACAGCAGGTGGTTTGCTTGTTGCACCAAGAAGAACAGGCTTTATAGATTATGCCTTTGGAATTGCAGATTCAATGGGAATAAATCAAATGGTAGAAGATGAGATATTAAAGCAGGTGGATGCGGTAATAGGAGAAGAAGGGCAAAGTAAAGCAATACAATTAACGATAAGCTAAAATAAAATTATGGCATTAAAAAGTAAGGTAGCAATAGAGGTAGTCATCAAAGACATCAAAAAGATTGCTGATTTAAAAAAGGGATTAAAAGAGTTAAGAGCAGAGCAGAAAAAACAAGAAGCAAGGTCTAAGACAGGACAAAAGCAATCTCACGCAAATGCAAAGGCATACAAAGAAAGAGCAAAGTCAATAAAGGAAAACTCAAAATCATTGAGGACTCTTAATAAGGACATGACAGGTGCTAACAATAAAACTAAAGCCGTTACTAAATCATCTAATGGAATGGCAAAGCAATTCGTAAAGGGTGCTGCTGCTATTGGAGTTATAGTTGGTGCATTTAGATTAGTAAATAGAGTCGCTAGTTCCATAGTAACTACATTTTCTGACTTTGAATTTGTTATGGCTAAAGTTAATGCAGTTTCAGGGGCTACTGAATCAGAGTTCTCAGCACTAACTAAATCTGCAGAGGATTTAGGTCGTTCAACATTCTTTACTGCTACGCAAGTTGGAGAATTACAATTAGCATATTCTAAATTAGGATTTACAGCACAAGAGATACTAGATGCTACTGAAGCAACTCTTGATTTAGCTACTGCAACAGGAACAGACTTAGCTAGGGCTGCACAGGTAGCGGGTGCTTCTATTAGAGGTTTTCAATTAGATGCTAGTGAAGCAGGTAGAGTCGTAGATGTTATGGCAGTTGCGTTTTCAAGTTCAGCATTAGATATTGAGAAATGGAATACGAGTATGACTAAGGTTGCTCCTATTGCAGCTATGGCGGGATTTGAAATAGAGGAGGTTGCTGCTATTATGGGTAAGCTTTCTGATACAGGTATTGAGGCTTCTATTGCAGGTACATCTTTGAGGAATATATTCCTTAAAATGCAAGACCCTTCATCAAAGCTATCCAAAACATTAGGTCATACGATAACAAATTTAGATGAAATGTTAATAGCATTTAAAGGACTGCAAGATGAAGGTACTGACCTTACTGATGTTCTTGGTTTTATGGATATTAGACAGGTAGCTGCGTTTGGTACTATGCTAGAGGGTTCTGATGATATAGCAACATTGAGGGATGCATTATTAGAAGCTACAGGAGAAGGAGAGAGAATGGCAGATATTGTAGGGGACACGCTACAGGGTTCTATGCTTAAGTTTACATCTGCAGCTCAAGGAGCAGCAATAGCTGTTATGAAAAACTTTGGTGGTGGATTGAAAAAAGCATTTTCATCATTAGCTAAATTCTTAAACAAATTAGTAGAGAATGAGGATGCTATGGCTAAATTAACATCTAATATTAAGTTAGCAGGAAAATGGATTGGATTGACAGCAAAAGCACTCTTAAGTTATGTTGTTGGTGCTAAATTAGCGGCTATGTGGACTGCAACAACAAGTTCTGCATTTTTTACTATGATGACAGCCTCTCAAAGAGCTGCAACAGGAGTTAGAATTCTTACTGTAGCTTTAAGAACATTTACTTCTGCTCTTATAACTACAGGGGTAGGAGCATTAGTAGTTGCGTTAGGATTTCTCGTTTCTAAAATGTTTGAAGCTAAAGATGTTATAGCTTCTATTCCTACTACATTAGAAAATGTAGACAACGCAATGTTAGATACTGAAAAAAAAACTAAAGGGTTAGAAAAAGAATTAGAATCTCTATCTATAATTAGAGAGAAAATGATTTCTCTTTCTAAGGAAGAAGGAAGGGATTTAAAAGAAAATTCTAAACTAAGCTACACATACACAGAGCTTAAAAAGAAAGAAAAATTATCTATATCTAACATTAATAAGGTTATGAAAGTTCATAATCAAAACCTTGTAAATGAAAAAAATAGCATTGAAGATATAACAACTGCTACAGACACTCTTATAGAGGCTATGAATAAAAAGGCTTACGCTAATATATATACAGATATGAGAGCCAATATTCTAAAGTCAGAGGTTGAGGGCGATTTGCTTCTTAAGCAGATAAATGAATTAGAAACAGGATTTTCAAACGCTTTTGGAGTTTCCTCAAGCATTACGAATATAATTAAAGATGTTGAATCTAATTTTGAAATAGGTTGGAGTAATATAATGCCTTCTGCTGCTGAGAAGTTTAGGGCAAGAAGGGTTGTTCAGGTTAATAAGCTTTTAAGTGAGATGGATATGACTATAGGTCAATTTAAAGAATCTATACAGGGTGGTAGTTTTGATTCTAAGATTGCAGAACTTGAAGAAACTATAACTTCTAAGTTAGGAGGTATAAGCATAACAGATTTATTGAATGGAGAAGAAAAAGATAAAAAAGCTAAGCCTGAAAGCAAAGCTGCTCAGTTTGAAATAAATGAAATGATAAGAAAAAGAGAAGTCTTTTTCAGCGAAAACAATGCAATGTTGGATAATGATAAGTTATTTAATGCAGGATTACTTGAGGCTAAAATTGCAGGAGTTCAAGATTTCTTAGACCAAGACAACAATAAGAAAGAGGGAACAGAAATTGCTACTAGACAAATGGCAGGGCTTCTAAGAAAACAAAGAAAAGCTAACAATGCAGAAACCTTACAAGATTTAAGAACTACAGCTACTGAAAATATAACTTTACAAAAATATTTTTTAAAGAATAAAATAAGTACAGAATTTGATTACGCTAAAAACGTAATTAAAATAAAACATAACCTTTTAACAAAGGAATTAGAAATTTTACTAAAAGGAGAAGGAAACGAAAAGGCTATAGCAGATAATAGAAGTAAAATGCTAACTCTTGAGCTTCAGGAAGGAAAATTAAATCTTAAGGAGAGTGAAAGAATTGAAAAAAAGGCATTTGATGATAAGGTTTTTGCTCTTGAATTAGAGCAATCAACTACTATGATGAATAAGATAGAGTTTGATAATCGCATGTTACAATTAGAGGCTGATTATCTAATGGCAAGAAAGGGTTTATACGAAACAGGTGCTTTAGAATTGATTGATATTAATAATGGTATTTTAAAGAATAACATTAAGGTTAATCAGACGCAAAAAGAAATGATGGAAGAACAGGTTTCTGCTATGGGAGGTGTAGGTAGCGCCTTAACTTCATTGGCAGGAGATAATGAAGGTCTTAATTTTGTAAAAGAGGCAGGTAATAAAATATCTATGGTGGCTAATACTCTATCTGCTATAAGCTCTCTAAGCACAAACTTAGAATCTCTAGCAAACATAAGAAAAGCTGCATCAGAAAATTTAGATACAGGTTCTATACTAGCTAACACAATAGCTACAACTCTTAGTATTATACCGAAAGCAATATCTGCCGTTCTAAAATCATTTAGTGGGCCTTTCGGTTTATTTGGAGCAATAGCTGCATTTGCTTTTATAAAAAAACTAACAAGTTGGAAAGGAGAGTATGGAGGTATAGTTGAAGGGGGAGGTAAGTTTGCTAATGGAGGAATGGTTCATGGAAAATCACACGCACAAGGTGGGGAGAAATTCTCAGTAGGAGGTAGGGTAAATGAATTAGAAGGTGGAGAAGCCGTTATAAACAAAAGAAGTACAGCAATGTTCAGGAATCAATTATCATCTATGAACGAAGCGGGTGGTGGTGTTAAGTTTGCAGACGGAGGATTGCTTAGTTCTCCTTCATTTACAGAATCTAATTTCGCTGCATCTAATCAATCTGCAATGATAGGAGCTATGCAAGGTCAAAGAAAAGTAGTAGTAGTGGAAGCTGATATAACGGATAGTCAATCAACAGTTAGTGTAATTCAAGCAAATGCATCATTTTAATAATTAAAAAAATAAACAAATGTTTGTTAGTAAAAAAGTAAAGAAAGATAGATTAGATACCTGTAAAAAGTGCGACTTTTACAGGAACTTCGCAATGTTGAAGTACCCTAAATGGACTAAGGGAGCAAGATGTGGTAAATGTAGTTGCTTCTTAGATGCCAAAACAACTCTCACTAAAGAGTATCTTGGAGAATGTCCTTTAGATAAATGGAAAGAATAATAATTAAATAATAATAAAATGGAAAATCCTATTGAAACTGTTGCATCAAAATTATCAAAAGAAGAAAAAGATTTACTCGTTACTTTAAAGTCCTCTAATGATGTTCAAATGAGAAATAATGTTTATAGTACACCTGCTTTAAATGAGTTTTTCAGATTATGGGCTATACACTTTCCTAGTGTAAAGCAAAGTATTAGTTGTAAAGGATGTAGAGAAACTGTTGTTAAGTTTTACGGTAGAGTTGCTGACTTTGTGTCTAACGAAAGACTATTAGCTTCTGAGGTAAAACTAGCTGAATTTAAAGATATAGTTGGTAAAAAGAAAAAGAAAAAAGTTTTATCTAAAAAATAAACTATGGCTAAGAAGCAAAATACTATAGATGTGGTTGAAGAATACATGGAATTATTAAATAATGAGGTTACTTTAAGATTTATAGAGCCTACATCTAAAGATACTATAAGGCATCTTATTGAGAAAGGAATTATAGCTCCAAAGATTCTTAGGAATTATATGATAATCTATGATTTTGACTGTATGCTTAGATTCAATGAAGGCAATAGAACTCATACTTTTATGGACTTATCTATCAAATATGATATATCTGAAAGACAGGCTCAGAGTGTGGTTTATAAGGAGAGGAGAAAGCAAAGCAAGTCAGAAAATATCACATATTAAAATTTGTTCCAAAAGTTGCGTAAGATTGTCATAACATAAATTTATTTTTGTTGCTATGAATGAAAATTGGTATAACATAAATTCAAAAGCATCTAAAGTAGTTGATGTTTATATTTTTGATGAGATAGGAATGGGTGGAGTTAATGCTCAAGGATTCATTGAAGAAATCAAATCTTTTAAGGACTCCCCAATGAATTTGCACATTAATTGTGTGGGTGGAGATGTATTTGATGGAATGGCTATCTACAATATTATAAAGAAAAGGACTGCAACTACTACAGTATATATTGAAGGTATTGCTGCAAGTATGGGAAGTGTTATTGCGTTAGCTGCTAATAAGGTTGTTATGGCAGAGAACTCTTTATTTATGATTCACAATGCTTGGGGTGGAGCAATGGGAGAAGCTAAAGAAATGAAAAAAACAGCAAAGCTTTTAGATAAGATTAGTGGAGAGATTGCTGACATCTATGTTAAAAAAACAAAACTGCCTTATGATAAGGTAAAAGAAATGATGGATGAAGAAACTTGGTTAAATGCTGAAGAAGCACTAGAACTAGGATTTATTGACTCTATCTCGGATGCTATTAAAGTGGCAGCCAAATATGATGTTTCTAAGTTTAAAAATATAACAAACAAGGAAATTAAAACTAAATTAAGTATTAATATAAAAAGTAAAAAAATGACTGATGAGTTAAAAGCTTGGTTTAATGGAAAAGTTGAGGACATTATCGCTAGAGTAAAAAGTGAAAATGTTGAATCTGATTCTAAATCAAATGTTAAAGTTACTATGTCTGATGAAGCTGAAATTTTAAATAAATTTTCAGATTTTGAAACAAAAGTAGCAGAAGTTAGTGGGTCTGTAACTGAATTAGAAGGAGAAAAAGAAACTCTTACTATGGAAGTTGAAAGACTTAATGGTTTATTAAGTAAATCAAATGCAAAGGGAACTGAAATTTCTACAGATGGCGACCCTGCAGTAGTAGTAGAAAACAAAGTAGAAGGTAGTGATACTAAATTCTGGAATGGAATTGTATCTAAAATGAATTTAAAATAAAACTAAAAAAATAAAATTATGGCAGCAGCAGATATAGCTCAAAATGGTTTAGGAGCATCTTACAATGGCACCTACGCAGCAAAAATCTTATTGGAACCAATGTTCCATTCAGATGATATAATGAGAAATTATACTATCTATCCAAATGTAAAGTACAAGCAAAATATTTTAATGGCACCATCTTTAAAGAGTATTACAGCTCTTAATGCAGGGTGTATAGCAAATACTTGTGTAGGTACTCAATTTGAAGTAACACAAAAAACTATAGAAGTTGAAAATGTTTCTGTAAAGCAAACTCAATGTTGGGATGAGTTCAAATCAGAAGTAATAGTAGAGTCTTATAAGAATGGTATCAATATGCCTGACTTATCAGGAACTGAATTAGCTCAAGTTATTATTGACAGAGTAAGAGGTGGTATCTCTAACGATATGATTAGAAATATGTGGGCAGGATTGAAGTCAGGAGCAGGAATCCCTGCAGCAGCAGACTGTACTTATACTTCTATGGGAGCAGGTCTTTGGGACTTACTTGCAGCAGATGCTAACTTTGCTAACTCAGGAGTATTACAAAGAGTAGATGGAGCAGGAGTAGCAGCAGATTACAATGTAGTTACAGGAACAATCTCTATTGCAGATGTTGCTAAATTATTAGACAAAGCTTTTGCAGGCGCACCTGCTGAATTACAGCAAGTAGAAGCATCAGCAAAAAGAATGTTTGTTACACCAAATGTTTATAATGCTTACTACGCTTCTTTAACTTTAGTTGCTAACACAGGAGCAGTTGATTACGGACACTCTGAAGCACAAGCAGGAAAATCAAGATTATTCTACAGAGGAATTGAGGTTGTTGCTATGTATGAGTGGGACACAGCTTTAACTGCAAGAACAGGAGCAGATTTACCTGCTATCTTTACAGTAACTGATAAAGCAGGAGCAGCTTTCCAAGCAGCTAATGGAGTTATCTACACAGCTACAGCTAATTTATTCATTGGTACAGATGTTACTGCACCTGAGAATGAGTTAAAAATGTTCTATGATGAGGTTTCTGATAATATGCTTGTTCGTTCTTACTTCACAATGGGCTTCCAATACGGATGGACTAACTTGATTTATGGAGCTTGTTTAACATCATAATCTAACAGTAAATAGGGTGGGAGAAATTCCACCCTAAATACTTTTATTAATTTAAAAAAATAGAATAAAATGGCAATAACAAATGGAATTAATATAGGATGTGCTGACTTAATAGGAGCAGGAGGTATCAGAAATATACTTATTAGAACTTGGAAAGATACAGATGTAGTTCTGTATGGTAATACTTCTACTACTCACGAAGTAACTAGCATTAAAGATGGCTCAGGGTCGGCTACATGGTTTAACTATGAATTTAAGAATGAATTACCTGCTTTGACTGTTACTGCAGCTAGAGAAAATGGCTCTACATCTTACGAATGTAGTTTGACTTTTATGATGCCTGACATGGATAATGGAAAGGGAGCTGCATTACAAGGACTTATGGACACTTGTATGATGGTTTTAGCAGTAGGTAATAACGATAAGGTTTATGTTTTAGGTGCAAGTCAAAAATATGAAAATGAGGCTGAACCGGTTAGAAATCAAACCTATGTTAGTATGACAGGAGCTGAAGGTACTACAGGAGCAGGAATAAATGATGATAATGGTTGGACGGTAACACTAGCATGCAAGCAATGGGAGTCTTTACGTACACTTGCGAATGGTAAACTTACATTATATACCAATGCAGGCTCAGGAACAGGAACATCTACTACAATATAATTAATTAAAAAATAAAATAAAATGGCAATAGCAGATGGAATGGCAATAAATTGTGCTGACCTACAATCAGTAGGAGGAACAAGACTAATAGCTGTAAGGGCATATACTAGCACACAAGAAGTAGTTTTTGATGATTCTTTACATACAATTACTGAAATAGACCAAAGTAGTGGAGTTGGTGCAAATTGGGGTGTTTTTGAAAGTAGAATTGAATCTTCTTCATTAACATTAGCAGGAGCAAATGAAGGCAAACAATTCTCTACTTATGAGTGTACTTTGTCTTGGTTTATTCCGGGCTTGACAACAGCCCAATTTAATCAACTTTATAAGTTTGATGGAGATTGTTTAATGGCAATGGTTGTAGATAATAATGACATGAAGTCAGGAACAACAGAAGCAACAGGCGACCAATTACACAATAAGGTTATAGGGCTTTCTAATACTTTAGCAAATCAAGATACTAACGCTACAGAAAGAAGTCAGCAAGAGTGTAGATTAGTTTCTGTTGAAGGTGGTACAGGAGCAGCTTTCTCTGATGAGATTGGTGTTACAGTAACTCTTAAGTCAATACAATATGAAATACCTAGAGCTTACACGGGTACTATAAATCTTGGTGGTACAGGTTTAACTTTAACAACACAATAATAGTTTATACATAAGGGGGTGTATTAGTTAATAACACTCCCTTATTAATATCTTTTTAATATGTGTGATTGTAAGAACGAAAAAAGTGTAATTTTGATAAATATATATACAGAAATGGCAGAATATAAAGTAAATAGTAAGGCTCAGTTAGGATTATTACTAACAGGCAAGGGGGATGATAACATTCGTAGAGAGTTTGTAGATTTTAGAAAAGAATTAAGTCAAGCTGAATTAGCTTACGCTTATGAGGAATTAAATATAACTGATTGGATAGATAAAACTGATAAAGCAAATGAAAAATCAACAACCAAAAAATCAACAACCAAAAAAGCAACAACAATTACGGAAAACTCAGAAGAAGAATAACACTTTTGAGTTCGGAGTATTTGATTTAACAGTTCCACCTAGTATTACTGAAGTAAAAGACCTTAAATCACTTAATAATGATTGGGTGCCTTTTGGAGATGATAACTTATTTCCTCAGTATTTAGCAGAATTAAAGAGAAAGTCCTCCACACATAGGAGTGTATTAGCTCAAAAGACTGTATTTACAAGTGGGGCTAAATTTGTTTGTGAGAACGAATCATTAAGAGAGTTTATTGAGGATGTTAATGCTGATAAAGAATCTCTAAGAGATGTTTTCAAGAAGTTAGCAGATGATTACTATACTTTTGGTAATGCTTATATGGAGTGTGTTATATATGATGGAGGTGTAAACCTTTACCATTTAGATGCAACTACTGTAAGAATGTCTAAGACTAAGAAAGAGGTTTATGTAAACCCTGATTGGTGTAAGTATTGGAATCAAGACAAAAAAATAAAAAGACTACCTATATACCCTAGAGTAGCACATAACAAGTTTGTAATTCACTTTAAAGATTACGAGCCTACATTTAACTTTTACGGACTTCCTGACTATGTAGCAGCACTAGAGCATATATGTGTTGATTACGAAATTGGAAAATGGAATCATACTAAATTCTTAAATGGATTTCAGCCATCTGCTATCGTTGAGATAAGTGGAGATATGGGAGAAGAAGAAGCTCAAAAGATGGTTCACGAAGCTCAAAAGAAATTTGTAGGAGAAGGTAATAATGGTAAAATCCTATTTATAGTTAAGAATGGAGATACATCTCCTGCGAATGTTCAGATTATAAAAGATGACCAAGAAGGAAGTTGGATTGATTTACAACAGATTACCGACCAAAATATTATAACTGCTAATAGATGGCAACCATCACTTTCAGGTATTGTTAGTTCAGGTAAAATGAACAATTCAGGTAGTGAAATTAGAATTGCTTATGACTTGGTAATGACTACAGTAATAAGAGATACTTCTGAGTTAATATTAAATGGTATCAGAACAGTTCTTTATAATGAGCTAGGATATGACCCTAAAGATTTAAAGATTCATTATGAGCCACCAATCTCATACGCTAATGATGTAGATATTAAACAAGTGCTTACTATAAACGAGCAAAGAGCTTTAATTGATGAGGACTTGCCAATGCTAGAAGATGGAGATATGTTTGTATCGGATAGAGAAGTTATAGTAGTTGAAAAAGATAATGATGGAGATGGAGAGGTTGATGAGAGTAAAGAAATAACAGTAGAGCAATAAGATATGGGTAATACTAAACAATATAAAACACTAGTAAGTGCAGGAGAAGTAATTGATAAGACCTTCACTAACAAGAATACCGACCCTGTATTAGTTTCAGAGAACACTATTGTATTGTCTGAACTTGCTCATATTAGACCTTTATTAGGAGAAAAGTTTTATGCAGAGCTAAAGCTTGAACACGATACAGGAGCTTTGAGTGTTAATAATCAAGCATTTATGACTTACTACCTAGAAGATACCTTATCTTGGTTTGTTAGGTTTGAGGTTGTTAATGATATTATGAGTAATATATCATCTAGTGGAGTAGTTAATAATATAGATGAGTTCTCAAGAATAATAAGTCAAGACACATATAATACATTCAAGCAAGATACATATAGAAAGGCAGATATATTTGCTAACGATATGATGGACTTTTTGAATGGTACTGACCAAACAGGACTATACCCTACATTTGCTAGTAATAGACCTAAGAGTATGAGTGATACATATAAGAATCATGGAATGATATTCTATGATAGTATATATGGTTATAATGGTGTTGATGGTTGTTATAGCTGTGGAAATCCTTATGTAAGAGGAAAATCAAATTGTAATTGTTAAAATAATATAATATGGCTGCAAACGAACACAAGAATTTACAAGATGTAAACAGGCATAATCCTATGGGTTATGAACTAGCTAATAATGAAACGGTTCTATCTAAGGGCGCAGGTTCTAGTTCTGTAGCTAGGGACGGACAATTACAATGGGCGCCTAGAGCTACTATGGGTGTAACTAACTACAAGATGCAGGGATATACTTTTGGTACTAATAATTTTCAGTACGGAGAGGATATAGCTGATAATAAATCTCCATTCATAATGGATGTTGATTATGGACAATCTACTCTATCTGCAGGTTCTTTGGCTCCTAATCAATTTTTTAGAATTGGTCAAAGTTTTATTACTCCTGAAAATGCAAATATATCATCTATTGATGGTTGGGTTACAAGTAGTGGTTCTAATACTATTGAGGTTCTTATATGCAAGATTAGTCCTGACCCTTCTACTGCAAATATTGTTCCTACTTTACTTGCTACTTGTACTGTTGTAGGCGCAGCAAATAATAATTCTTTAGTAAGAATAAGACAAAGAATTATAGCCGAACCATTAATAAGAGAGGGAGATGTTATATTTCCAATGATTAGAGAGGTTACAGAAAGAGAGGGTTCAAATTTATATATGAACTTATCTATACAGACAATGACATTTACACCTCAAGTAGGTTGATAATGACAACTAAGGAAGAAATAATGTCAATGAAGAAAGATATAGGGTCTATTAATAGCAAAATGAATAGTATAGATTCAAAGTTAGATATGCTTACTGAGAAGTTATTAAATCCTGATACAGGGGTTACAGCTAGAGTCAATAGAAATACAGCAATGAGAAAGGTTTTAGTTAAAGCTATGTGGGTTATATATAGTATAACTTTAGGTGCTTTGATAAAGCTATTTACATCATAATGTCAAAAGACAGAAGCTATTACGATATTCAAAGAAATCAATCTCCACCTAGAATAATAAAGTATTTTAATTTATCTGAGTTTGATAGTCCTGATGAGGTTGATTCAGGATATAATATGGATTCTCATTTTATGAGAAAATTAGATGAGGCCAGAGAAATAGCAGGAATACCATTTAAGGTAAATTCAGGTTATAGGAGTGTATCTCATAACAAAAAAGTAGGTGGAGTAAAAAATTCATCTCACATTAAAATACCTTGTTGTGCGGCAGATATACAAGTAAAAGATAGCAGAGATAGATTCCTTGTAATCTCAGCAGCCATAAAAGTTGGTATAAATCGCATTGGAATTGGAAAAAATTTCATACATTTGGACACAGATAAACAAAAAAGCCAAGATATTATTTGGCATTATTATTAATAAAAAAAAAGAAAATGAAAGATTGGTTAATTAAAGCAATGTTAAAAAGTAAAAAATTCTGGTATGCAATATCAGCAGTAGTAGTTCCTGCACTCGTAACTTACTTAGGAGTTGGAGAAGCAACGGCAACAGATTTATTTCATTCTATTCTCGTTTTGATTTTAGGACAAGGAATAGCTGATTCATCAAAAAAATAGTGTATGTTTGTATTCCTTTTATGAGTGTTTTCATTTAGGAATAGTTAGTAGTTAAGAGTGAGAGGTTAATAACTTCTCACTTTTTTTTTATATATATAATTATTTTAATTAAATTTGACTATGAAAAAATCAGGCAAAAGACTAAGGCTATCATCTGATGAGGTTGAATTAATCAATGAATCAAGAGGGGAAGATTTAGATAATATTAACGGAAATACTGCTTTAGACATACATCTACAAGATAGAGGTATAGATAAAAAAGATATTGTTAGTGTTAAACATTGGCAGAATATGGGAGGGGATTTACGCTTTTCTATAGTAACTAAAGAACAATCTGCTATTGAGCAAACAGATTTATTAGAAGATGTTAAAGCTCTTATAGATAATCACGCACCTACTTATTCAAAAATTAAAAGAGTAAAGGGGGATAACTTATTAATTATAAATCCTGCTGATATTCATATTGGTAAACTAGCAGTTGCTTCAGAAACAGGAGAAGATTACAATACAGATATAGCTTGTGCTAGAGTATTAGAAGGTATTGAAGGTCTTATAAGTAAATCTCAAGGATTTAATGTTGATAGGGTATTGTTCTGTATTGGTAATGATATACTTCATACAGATGGAGTTCTATCTACAACTACTAGAGGTACATATCAGGACACAGATAAAAAATGGTGGCAACATTATGAGATAGCGTTAGAGCTTTATGTTAAATGTGTTGAGATACTTAGACAAGTAGCACCTGTAGATGTGGTTCATTCAATGTCTAATCACGATTTTCAAAGTGGATTCCATTTAGCTCACGCATTACAATCTTGGTTTAGAAAAGCTGATGATGTTTCTTTTGATATATCAGTTGCTAATCGTAAATATTATAAGTATGGTTCTAATCTTATAGGGCTTGAACATGGAGATGGCGCTAAGATGGATTTACTTCCTATGTTAATGGCTAATGAGAAACCAAAAGAATGGTCAGAAACTAGTCATAGATATTGGTATCTTCATCATATACATCATAAAGTTAAGTATAAGTGGTTAGATGGTAAAGACTTTATAGGTTGTACTGTTGAATATATGCGTAGTCCTTCTGCTGCTGATAGTTGGCACGCAGGTAAAGGATTCATTTCATCTCCTGCAGTTGAAGGCTTTATTCATTCAAAAAATTCAGGTCAGATAGCTAGACTTGTTCATTACTTCTAAAATTTAAACCCTTTAATAACTCTATCTATAGGGTATTTAATACTCTTAAAGATAAAGATAAGGATAAAGATAAAGATAAGGTTAAAGATAAATACTAGGTTAAAGATAAAGTATTTGTATATTATTTAGAAAAAACATTGTAAATATTTTGGTAGTTTAAAAAATTGTTGTATCTTTGCACAGAATTTAAGACAGACTAACTACTAACTAAACTCAAAACACAATGTCAAAAAACTTAACAAGCCCTTGCTGTAACTCAACTTACGAATTAGATACTTTAAGTTTTTGCTGTGGAGCAGAAATCGCAGAAGTAGGATTATGCTATTCCTGTAAAGAACACGCAGAACCTGAAGGATATGTATGTGATGAGTGTGAAGGTTACTTTGATACACCTCAAGATAAAATACATAGCTGTGGATTTTGTGGAGAGGATTTAATTGATGACATAAGTTATTGTTCAGGAGATTGTTCTGTTGCAGATAATTCAGAAAGAGTATAATTATTAACTAAAACTATTTAAAATGGTAAAAACACAAACGAGTGATATTCTACAACACTTAAAAGATGGTAGAAAGCTTACACAAAAAGAAGCTATTAATGAATACGGAGCATATAGATTAGCTGCAGTAATTCATTCCCTAAGAAATCAAGGACACAATATAGAGTCTACTAGGTTAGATGTGCCAACTAGGTATAAGAATAAAGATGGTAAGACAAGAATGGCTAATATATCTGAGTATAAATTATCATCAGATTATAAAGATATAATAGATACTTTAAGTCCTGAAAAAAATATGGTAGATGAATTTATGGATTACTTAAATAGTATAACAAGTACACATTCAAAGTAATGGGTAGACAGAAAGATATTTATATGGAAATGAAGGAGCAAGAACTTGCTAATCAAGAAACGAGTATTAATCAAATCAATAATAAAGTGAAAAAAGTAAATGTAGAAGAAGCAACTATGGTAAAAGAAACTAAAGAAGAAACATTAAAAAGATTATTCCTAGCTAATGGGTTGGTCAAAGAAGATGTTCACAAAGACCCAAGAGGTTTTGTAATTATTAAAAGGTCAGGAATAGATAAGATTGTTTCAAGACAAAACATTCAGGTAGCTTACGAGCCTGTTACAATGACTCCTGAGTGGGTAGTGATAAGAGCTACTGCTAGTATGAGAACAGGAACAGGAGAACATGATGTTAGAAATATGATGAGTTTCGGAGAAGCTGCAGATAATAACCTTATGGGTGGTGCTAAGAAATTCCCTGTAGCTATGGCTGAGAAAAGAGCTATGAGTAGAGTTGTTTTAAAGATTGCAGGATTCTATGAGCAAGGAGTGTTTGGTCAAGATGAAATGGCTGACTAATGGATTGGATGGATGAGGTTCTTGATGGACAACCATTGGAAGCAGAGATGTGGAAGATAGGATATATTGAGAACCTCTTGCATTACACTTCAATACCTAATTGGGAGCAGAGTGAAATACTCAACTCTTTAGATGTTCTTAATGATTTAGATGCAGATAAAATTATTAAGTATATAAAAGAAAATGAAGTTCACTCAGACCCTAAACATCAGTATGAAGCAATGAGAAAAAATGGAATGTTTAACGAAAAAGAATATTAAAATGAAAAATGATTATGAAAAAGTAAGAACTTCAAGAAATGAACTTGAAGCAATCCTCAGAATAAGAGGAATATCAAAACAAAGATTTGGAAGAATATTAAATATTAAAGGCTCAACTATTGAGAAGTATTTAGACAATCCATATCATTTAAGGTATTATCAAATGCAAAGGCTATCTCAATTTTTAAATGTAGGAGTTAAAGATATTGTAGACATTATAGAGATTGATTTAAAAGATGGTATGATTGTAGTGCAAGGAGAGGATAACTTTTCAGCAGTAGAGTCTTTATCAACCAATAGACATGAATAGATATAAACTAGAGCTAACTAAAGAAAGAGATGAGCAAATCATAAAGGAGATATGTTCTAGGTATAATGTTGAGTGGTCTACCATACTATCAAAGAATAGGGTAAGAGTAATCATAGATGCTAGAAGGCTTTATTGTGGCTTATTAAGGAATGTCTTTGGATTGACATTTCATCAGATAGGAAAAATACTTAATAAAAATCACGCAACAATAGTTCATAATACTAAAATTCACGATAACTTTGTAAGAATTTTAAAGTCTTATAAAAAGAATTATGAAGAAATAGAATCTATGTTTTATTTGAATGAAAATTATTACGAACATGAAGTTCTATCAGTTGAAAGAAAAATGGATTTATTATCAGCAAGACTTAATAGTTTAATAGAAAAGAAAAACGAGTACAAATTAAAAATTAAAAAACAAAAAAATGGCAGACAAGAATTATGTAGTAAGTAGTATCAAAAAGGTAACTACGCAGTATGGAGAATTATTTAATGCAAGTTTCAAAATGGATGAACTTCAAAAAATGTCCAAGAGAGGTTGGGTAAACATTACAATAGCAGAAAGGAGAGAGCCTTCAGAGAAAGGAGCAACTCACTATGCTTATGAGAACACCTATGAAGCACCAAAAGAAGTAACATCAGATAAGGTTAAGGAGGATGATGACTTGCCTTTCTAAATAATATTAAATTAACTGCTAAATTATTTGGTGGTTACAAATATTATTCGTATCTTTGTATAAGATTTGAGAGGGTATCTACCCTTTCATTTCTTTTACAACTAACTATTCACTAAAACACAAAACACATGAAGAAAGAGCTACTAGCACGAAAGGAATTATTGATTGAAGTTTTATCTGTTCAAACCACAAGTGGTAATGAATTTGATATGATTGCATACATACACAGGTTCTGCAGAGAGAATGTACCATCAGCAGAAGTTGTAATTAAAAACAGCAATATATATGTAACTAAAGGTAAAGCAGAAGCATACCCTTGTATTATTGCACACACAGATACAGTACACGATATACATAAATTTTATAAAGTCTTTGATGATGATAACTGCTTGTTTGCATTTAACTCAGAATCAGGTACTCAGGTTGGCGTAGGAGGAGATGATAAGGTAGGAATATGGTTAGCATTAGAGATGTTAATGATGACAGACAATCTAAAATGTGCTTTCTTTCATTCAGAAGAAATTGGATGTGTAGGTAGTGCTGATGCAGATATGGATTGGTTTAAAGATGTAGGTTATTGTTTTCAGGGGGACAGGAGAGGTAACAATGACTTTGTTAATAATATATCAGGTAAATTATTCAGCAAAGCTTTTAGTAGAGCTATAGCCCCTTCATTAGCTTATCATGATTACTCAGAATCATCAGGTTCTATTACAGATGTAGGTCAGTTGGCTGACAATGGTATTGGAGTTTGTGTAGCTAATATGAGTTGTGGTTATTATGCACCTCATTCAGATGAAGAAATAGTAGAGTTTCTTGATTCTAATAACTGTTTAAATATGATAGATATGCTTGTTAAGTCTTTAGGGTGTAATAGGTTTGAATACAATAG